ACATCATCATCTTTGATGTTGACCTTGTATTATCTAAATATATAGGAGTAGAGAATGAGTATTACAGCAAGCGTTTGTATCATGCTTGGGTTATGGGGCATGGGGTTTTTTATTGGTTTAGGTCTTGAGTTGTTGGGGAAAGCATTAAAAGAGAAAAAAGAATAGTATTTGCAATATCTAAATAGTATCTATACAATCGTAAATGTAGTTTCCTAATCCTAATCCTAATAAGGGGTAATCAAATGAAGTTGTGCATACATTGCGCCTACTGCAAACCTACCGCAGTCAAAGATATATCTACAGGCTACAAATCCGTTATTAAGTACCGATGCTATCGGACTAAGATTAGTCCTGTGACAGGCTTAACTGAGCCTATCAACGTGTCTTGCGAGCTTGAGAGATCGTTAGCGACTGGATGCGATAAAGACGGTAACTATTTCGAGGAAGGTAAATATCATGGCGAATGATCGTGAAGACTTTGCACCTGAAATCCGTAATTCTGCATGGTGGGCTAGTGATACGCGTCAAGCTGCTAATGGACGCGCACTAGATCAAATCCTGATCAAACAAGGTAAGATGCCGTTTCCTGACCTATCTGGCATTGAAGCTGTGCAAATGGGTCATGTCATGCAACCTTTAATCCTTAATCTTGCTCAAAACGCGCTACAGATGGAGATTAAAGACGCGGACTATGCACTTACCCATCCTAGAGAATCGTGGCTTAGAAGTCATTTTGATGGGATTACAGCAGATGGTCAGATGCTAGTAGAGGCTAAGAATTACAACGCTAATGTACGCAATAAATTTGACTTTGAAGCTGGACGTATTCCTGCCGCTGATTACGCGCAATTAGTGCATGAGGCTACGGTGCATGGCGTATCAAAAATCTGTTTAGCAGTCTTATTCGGTGGTCAAGAATTTAAGCACTACGTTTTTGACATCACAGAGCTTGAAAAAGACGAGTTGATCAAGACAATGGCTGTATTGTGGGGTCATGTCAAAGCAGATACTACGCCCAGTCCTGAAACCATCGAACAAACAAAAATACTGTATCCAACATCGACAAATAGCGTCATTGTTGCAACCAGAGATGTAGAACAAGCGATATTGACACTCAAAGGCTATAAAGAGCGTATTAAAGAGGCTGAAGCACAATGTGAGGCGTTAGAGACACAGATACGCAATTACATGGCTGATAACGCAGAGATTCGGGCTGTAGATGGTTCGACATTGGTGACATGGAAAAACAGCAAAACCAGTAAACGGTTTAATGCTGATTTATTCAAGTCAGCGATGCCAGACATTTACAACCAGTTTGTAGTAGAAGCACCCGGTAGTAGAAGATTTTTATTGAAGTAATGTTAAAGATGAATCCAATTGAAGCAGTAACAACGCCGCTAATGCGAAAGGCGGCTTAATTTCCTAATCAAATAAGGGGTTAATCATGAAAACAGCTAGTTTTGAGGTGGTCACACCTAAAAAAGCATTAACGTATCTCGAAGGCAACACAAATAATCGTAATGAGCGCGCTTGGTGGGTTCAAACACTCGCAAGCAGTATTAAACGCGGTGAATGGCAATGCTCACATCAAGGTATCGCCATATCTGAGACTGGACGATTGTTAGACGGTCAACATCGGCTACACGCCATTGTGGTCGCAAACAGTCCTGTTGAGATATTGGTGGTCAAAGGCTTACCGGACGAGACTCAAAAGGTCATGGATTACGGTATTAAGCGCACATTATCTGATCTGACAGGTATTGATGCCAAAACAGCTCAAATATTGCGTTATATGGCGATGGTCGCGTATGGCGATAGTGTGATTTCTGCTGAACAAGTCCTTGGTCTGTATAACTGTGGTTTTGGTGCGATTGCAGAGGATTTGAGAGCAAAAACACAAGTGACCAGAGCGACATTCTCAAGTGCGGCTGTCAAAGCGGCTGCTGTGCTGCAAATGTATCGTGGTCATGATGCTGAATACATAAAAAACGTGTATTACCACTTGGTGCACTTTAATTTTGCAGAGTTACCTGAAATTGCTCAAGCCTTTATACGTTTAGCAGACAGATCACGTTTTACGCAGAATGAAGCGTTTGCTAGAGCGTTAAAAGTGTTTAATGTAAAACACGCAAATGACAAGCTGCTGAGAGTTGGCGATAAGGAAGCAGTCTCACTTATCACAGAAGCGCGTAGAGACATTAAAGAAGCTACTTAAGGGGTATGACATGGACGTATTTAAAGATATGGATTTAGACCAACCTGCTTTTCCAACATGGCGCAGCAATAAAGACATGAAGGAAGGTATGACATTACGGGATTACTTTGCGGCAGCAGCTATGCAAGGATTACTGTCTTCAGAACATTTCAGAGGGGCATATAAATTGGCAGTCGAAGATGCTTATCGTGCTGCTGACGAAATGCTTTCTCAACGGGAGAAAACCGATGAGTGATAGAAAACTTAATCATTTTCAAGAATGTGTTAAATCTATTTGTGATTTGCATTACGAATATATAGACAATGGAAAACTGTCACCGATGGAACTTATTGGAGCAATCGCCGCAGCTTCCCATGTAACTCTCAAATTTATTGATCGCATTACAAATGGAGAAGACAATGAGTAATATCGTACCTTTTCAAGATATGCAAGCAATGGCAACCGCTATCGCTAAATCAGGCTTATTTGGCATGAAAAACGAGTCTGAAGTATTGGCACTCATGGCAGTTGCTCAAGCTGAAGGTTTGCACCCTGCTACGGCTGCCAGAGACTTCCATATCATCCAAGGCAGACCAGCACTCAAAGCTGATGCGATGCTTGCACGTTTTCAGAGCGCAGGAGGAAAAGTTGAATGGACACATTATGACGACGAAAAAGTTACAGGAATCTTTTCTCATCCGAATGGTGGATCACTTAGCGTTACTTGGACTATTGAGCAAGCAATAAGTATCGGACTTGTTAAACCCGGTTCAGGATGGCAGAAGTTTCCACGTGCGATGCTTAGATCACGCTGCATTTCTGAGGGCATACGCAGCGTATATCCGGGGTCAGTAACCGGGTTCTATTCACCCGAGGAAGTACAGGATTTTGAACCTAAACCTAAGTACATGGGTAAGATTGAACCAGAAAACCCTGTTATGGCTGCATTACAGCCCCTACAGGAGGTGACTGAGGATGGAGAGGTACTTGATGCTGAAGAACCTAAACCAGAGCCTACAATCGGTCTTTTCGTGCCCGGTATAGATGCGCCTTACGCGTACTATCACAACATTGAAGACTGGATTTACGCATTTGCTGATATGTGCGAAAAGATCGGTAAATCGTCCAAAATGAATGGTCGTGAAAAGTTGGAAAAAGCTAAAGCCCTTGCCCGAGCAAACGAGGGTTATATGGAAACTTTTAGTGTTGCTCAAAAAATGATTGTTAATCAAGCAATCGCTCACGTTGGAGAAGTCAATGGCTTATAACGATGCTTTCACCGTCCCTGACGGTCGTGCTTATGTGTTTGAAAACAAGAAAACCAAGGATACCCATCCTGATTTTCGTGGACAAATGGTTTTAACACAAGATTACAGAGCTGGAGATGTGATCAAATTAGCAATATGGAATAAAACCACCAAAACGTCTGGAAAGCCTTGGTTACTCGTATCTGAGGAAACCGATGCTTGGAAAGCTAAAAACAGCATTAGTCCGAAAGATCGTATGCGCGAAGTACGCGATGATGATTCAGACGTGCCTTTTTAGTCCAGAAAACCGTTTTTTCTAACCGCGGGGAACACTTTTGAGACACATACTGCACTTACCCTACCCACCCAGCATTAACAACTACTGGATTGCTAGTGGTAATAGGCGGTTTGTGTCCAAAAGAGGTAGAGCCTTTAAAGAAGCAGTACAAGAATATGTTGCAGCGCACCAATTACAATCTTTTGGTGGGGCGGAAGTCGAAGTTGATATTGTGATCCGTCCACGCGATGCTAGGTTGATGGACATTGATAACAGCATTAAGCCCATACTAGATGCGCTACAAGATGCTGGATTGTTTGACAATGATAGACAAGTAAGCACCGTTTGTTGCCACAGGGGTCTGGTAATGAAAGGTGGTGGCGGTTGTATTGTGATCGTCACAGACGAAGTATCGAATGTACCCCCCGAGTCGTAGCGGTATTAGGACCTAGTGCCAGTGCGGGTTACTACGGCACACTGGCTTTACTAATTTTTAGGGGATAGATATGACTGAAGTTATCGACAAAGAGCTATTGCTCCAACAAGCAATGGAAGCTCAACAAGAACTGCAAGCCTACATCCAGTTTGTAGCCTACTTGCAAT